ACTATCGGCCTTCTAGATAAGTACACGTTGTAGTCATGGCCCTCGACGCTGCTTTGGCTGAACTTATGACCGACACCGTGACTATCGCTGCGGTGTCTAGTTTGGATTCTTACGGCAAGCGCACGCATGGTACGCCTACGACTTACTCTGCGTGCCGCATACAAACAGGGAACCGTAAGGTCACAGCGCCGGACGGGCAGGAGCGTGTTGCGGTTGGCCGGGTGTATCTGCCTAACGCTCCAACCGTAACGATCAACGATCGGCTGCTACTGCCGGGGAATGTTCTAGCCCCAATCATCGCTGTCGATGAGTTTCATGATGAGCAGGGGACTCATCACACCATCGTTCATTACGGGTGACATAGAATGACTTCGTTCTCTGTTTCGTTTACCGGGTTCATTGGGTTGTTCAACAAACTCAATGACTTACAGACTTCGGTCCCGACTGCGCTCGACAAGGCTCTTTACCGTGAGGCGCAAGCAATCTTCAGGGAATCGCAACGGCTCGTTCCGGTAGACAAAGGTTTCTTGAAGGCATCGGGAGTCGTCGAGTCCGGTGATGGCATGGCGTTCGTGGGTTATGGCGGACCTGCCGCTTCCTATGCGCTCATAGTTCATGAGGACCCTGAGGCGAGACATAAGAAGGGCAAGACCTACAAGTATTTGGAGATCCCCTTTACTGCCGCATTAGAAGGTTTCCCTGAAAGGATTGCTCCGTATCTTCGCGAGGCTGTTGAAAGTAAAGTGGAAGAATGAGCGCAATCCTCGACGCCGTTGGTTCCGTCCTGCAAACCGCAGGTGTTGGAACGCTCGCGTCGACGCTGTTTCTTTCCCGTATGCCCGACAGCCCCGATGCGAACGTGACGGTCTACGAAACGGGTGCCGGCTATCCGATCTACACGCAAGGCACGATCGGGCCTGTGCTTATGGTTACGAACATACAGATCGTGGCTCGGGGAGCGCGCGAGGACTATCAGACGCCTCGAACGAAGATTCAATCCGTGATGACGGCGATGGAAAACATCAACGAGACTACCGCTGCGACGATCCGCCTTCTTCGTGCCGAACAGTCCGGTCAACCTGTTCCGCTCGGTTTCGACGATAACGAGAGGCAGCGGATAGCCATTACGTTCGCTGTTACACATGGTTAGCGATCCGCTCATCGCTGCGGCCATAGCCGCCTTTGAGTCTGCGGCCCGGTCGTTTGAGAGCGCTCGGCTGCTCCTTCACGAACTCGTAGACCAAGTCGAAGCGAGAGACAACTACTTCCAAGACGACACATGTCATCACCCTGACGCAATCGAAGTCTCGACGCTGGGTGACGGAATGCCGGTTTGGGTTTGCCCCGACTGCGGTGAGTCAATCGAATGAACGACGAGGTTGTACCGGCTGACGCTTATGGCCGTGCAGCCGTCGAGGACGAAGCGCCTCGCTGTTGGCGATGCGGAAGAATGCTCGCCGAGGCCCTAACGCGTCCTTGGCGAATCCGGTGTCCCCGGTGTAAGGCTGAGAACAGGGCCTAGCGGCCCCGAATCGGCCTCTAGAAGCCGCTGTGCCGGCTTTCGGCGGGTCCGGGCGGCGTGGGTACCGGGGCTAGCGCCTAGCGCCCCTGAGGGGTCCTAGCGCCGGCTAGGACTAGCGGCTAGGGTTGGCGGTACCGGAGACGCTCTCCGGGCTCAACCCAAAGGGGATCAACATGGATACCACCGCCGGACGCAAGTTCACAGTTGAACTGACCGAAGATGAGTTCGACATTATTGAGACAGCGGTTCGCCGCTGGCGTGATGACGCATTTGAGTTCGTCCGACACGACCTCGGCCCAAAGGATTTGTCTGACACGCTGCTGACACTCGTCGATGCTTGGTCAAGAATCAATGATGCATGGATGGATGCCCGATGAGCATCACCACCGAGATGGAAAACATCATGACAGACACCGATTGGCATTTAGTTTCAAAAGACACCGAAGTGCGCGTCGAGGGTGTGAAAGGTCGGTTCGCTTTTCAGTATGTTCGTGGAGACGAAGTGACTGTATTCGGCGGATCACCAAACCCGAACGGCGTTCGCATGCTGCGTACGTTTCATGCGGACCGGTGTCGAGTCATCCATCGTCGCAAGAACTCTATGAAGATGCAGGCTTCGCCGGCGTTCCCACCACCTAAACGTCGCCGTCGCCGTTGATCTGACCCGCTTCCGCCAGCGGGTTCAGATAGGCACCCCCGGTTCCGCCGCCGGGGGTGCCTTCGCGTTTGGGGGACGGATTGAAACATGAGTGATACGATCACCACGTTCGATCGTGCTCAACGTGGCCCCGACACCAGCGACACCGTGCGCCGAGTGTGCCTGTTGCGGTATCGGGATCGCGCACGCCCCCACCGGAGGACCGATGCCGCAGTACCGCATTACAGGAGGCCCAGACAAAACCGCTGGCCTCGAATACAAAACGAAACGCGTTGAGGTCGGCGATATCGTCGAGGACATTCCGCGTGACTCAATCAAGTGGCTTCGTGAGCAGGGATACATTGAGGTCGTAACCAAGTCGTCTTCAGACCAAACCGCTGATCCTAAGGTGGAGTCCTAATGCCTACATTCCGTCACGGCAAAGGTACGCGCATCCTCATCGGGACCGCTGACCTTTCAACGTACTTCAACGATACGAGCCTTTCCGCAACCGTCGAGACTGCCGAAACGACCACCTACGGAGTCGCCGGCGATGCAAAGACCTACGTTACGGGCTTGCAAGACTCAACCGTTTCGTTGTCAGGACTTTTCGATGACAGTGCTGGAGCCGCAGATGAAGAGATCACAACGGCTCTCGCCTCTGATGACGACGTGGTATTCACTATCGCTCAGGACGGTGGACTCGTTGTAGGACGCCGTTGCCTACTTGGACAGTCTATTGAAACGAAGTACGACATTACTTCCCCGGTTGCGGATGTTGTGTCAACTGCGCTCGACCTTCAATCAGATGGCGAGTCGCTTCATGGCGTCGTCCTCGCTGCGTCCGATGCTGTCTCGTCGACATCAAACGGAACTTCGGTAGATGGCCTCGCCGCATCAACGAATGGTGGCACAGCGACGCTTCACGTTACGGCTAACACCCGCGACGGAAACATCACGGTAAAGGTGCAACATTCCGCCGACAACACGACCTTTGCTGATCTCGCTACTTTCGCAGTCGTTTCAACAACGACTAAGACCGCCGAACGGCTTTCTGTCGCTTCGGGAACCACGGTGAATCGATACCTTCGGGCTTCGTACACCGTTGCCGGCTCGACCGGTTCCGCTACCATCGCCGTCGCTTTCGGTCGGCGCTAATCCCTAGGAGGGACAACTAATGCCTACATTCCGTCACGGAAAAAATGCAGTCTTCAAGGTAGACAACTCCGGTGGCACGCTCACCGACATTTCATCAGCCCTTACCGATGTGTCGCTGCCTCGCTCAATCGAGACTGCCGAAACAACCACGTTCGGTGTGACCGGTGGAGCAAAGACCTACATCACGGGCCTCAACGACGCAACGCTTTCGGTGTCAGGTCGATTCGACGCCACCGTTGATGCTCATCTCGCTGGAATCCTCGGTCAAGATGCCACCGTCTCGTTTGAGTACGGACCCGCCGGTTCAACAGCCGGATACGTCAAGTTCACCGGCGAAGCGATCATGACTAAGTATGATCTTTCATCACCGGTTGGTGACGTCGTTTCGTTCTCCGCTGACTTTCAGGTCACCGGTCAGATCACACGCGGAACCTACTAACAAATCCACAAAGAAGGAGTGACCAACGTGTCCATTCGTGAACAGATCATCAACGCCGACGACATTGACCATGAGATCATTGACATCCCCGTGTGGGGTGTGAAGATCGAAGTGCGTTCAATGACCGGTCGAGCCCGCACCCGTCTTATCAAGACAGCAACCGATAATGACGGACAGTTGGATATGGAAACTTTGTATCCCGACATGGTCATCCTGTGCGCTTTCGATCCTGAAACCGGCGAGCAAATCTTTACGCAAGATGATCGCGATCTACTTCTTTCAAAGTCGGCTGGTCCGTTAGAACAGGTGGCTCTAGCCGCTATGCGGATTTCCGGCATGACTCCTGATGCCTTAGACGCTGCGGGAAAAGACTTGCCCTCGACGGAGGACGACGACTCATCTTTGAGTTAGCGGAAAAGTTGGGTCGAACTGTTGAAGAACTGCTTGACGGTTCTCCGGCACACAAACCCATATCTTCTGCTGAACTAACTGAATGGGCAGCGTTGTGGCATCTCCGCAATGAAGAACAAAAGAGCAACAGGAGGTGATAACCGATGGCAGTTTCATTTGATCTCGTCGCAAAACTACGAGCCGATACTCAAGACTTCATAACTGGACTCAAGAGTGGTGAAGGAGCGACTAAATCCTTCAACGAACAGATGATGAGTATGTCGAAACTCGTCGCTGTCGGTGCTGTTGCTGCGTTTGCTGTGGGTGGAGCCGCTCTTTACAAGTTAGGCGAAACTTTCGACTCGGCGTTTGATGACATTCGAGTTAGCACCGGCGCTACCGGTCCGGCGCTTGAAGCGTTACAAGAGGACATGAAGGCGGTAGCCGGTGCTGTGCCAGCCTCATTCGGTGATGCCGGCACAGCGATCGCCGAGTTCAATAAGAAACTTGGGCTAACCGGCGCTCCTCTGCAAACGCTTTCTGCTCAAGTTCTTGAACTGTCGAGGATTACTGACACCGATTTGAAGGGTAACCTCGCTGCCGTTTCACAGGTAATGCAGAACTTCGGTGTTGATTCCGCACAGCAGTCATCGAAACTTGACCTTCTGTTCCGTGCTTCACAGGCATCAGGGCTTTCGGTGCAGGAACTTGCGACATCCATGTCAGGCGCTGGTGTTGTATTGCGAGAACTTGGTTTCGACTTTGATCAAACGGTCGGCTTCCTTGCTTCGTTGAAGAAGGCAGGCGTTGATGCGTCTGATGTTATGCCGGCGCTTTCCAAAACTTTGGCTAGCGCAGCCAAAAACGGTAAAGACGCTAATACTGTTTTCAATGAAACTTTCAATGCAATAAAGAACGCACCCGATGGGGTAACCGCGTCGAGCGCTGCTATGGAAGTCTTTGGAGCAAAGGCCGGCCCTAAGTTCGCTGCGCTTATCCGAGAAGGCAAAATCTCTTTTGAAGAAATGACGGCTTCGCTGGCTAACGGCGGCGATACCATCATGGGAGCGAGTGCTGACACGCAAGATTTCGCCGAGAAACTCACCATGCTGAAGAACCGTGTGTTCCTTGCGCTCGAACCTATCGCTACAAAAGTGTTCAACAAGATCGGGGAGGTAATGGATCAACTCGGTCCGAAGGTTGAGCAACTCACCGCATGGATGACCGAACATGGTGACGTCATGAAGATCGTTGCCGTCGTTCTCGGTGGAGCGCTAGTAATTGCATTAGCCGCATACACCGCCGGGATGATTGCTGCTGCCGCCGCAACTGTTGCGGCAGGCGCACCCTTTATCGCCATTGGTGTAGCAATCGCAGCGCTCGTTGCTGCGGCGATTTACCTATGGAATAACTGGGATCAGGTTTGGAACTGGGTAATGGAGCACAAGGCCTACGCAGCGATCATCCTCATGCTCGGCAGCGTAATCATTGTACCTATCGTTGCTTTAGTTGCCATCATCAAATGGTTGCAGGCCAACTGGGAAAACGTGTGGGCAAAGATTCAAACGGTAACCAATTTCGCTTGGGGCATCATCAAGCCGATTTGGGATGCGATTTACAGTTACATAGTTGACTATCTGATTCCCTACATGCAGTTCTTGTGGGGCGTGTTTCAGAATGTGTGGAATCTGATCAGTCAAAAGATCAGTGAAGTTTGGAATAACGTAATCAAACCTATTTGGGAGACGATCTACGGCTACATCGTCGACTACTTGATACCTTACTATCAACTACTTTGGCGAGTGGTTAGTAGTGTGTTCACTTGGATTGCCGACAAGATTTCTGAAACATGGGATAAGATCAAACCGATTTGGGATGCCATCTATGGCTACATCGTTGATTATCTCATTCCGTGGTTCAAGTTCTTGTGGGATGTTGTTTCTGAAGTTTGGAATCAAGTCACTTCAAAGATCAGTACAGCATGGAACTTTATCTCTAGCGTGTTCGAGAGCATAAAGGGCGGCATCAGCACCCTTATCGGAGTATTCAATACCATCAAAGATGGCGTCACCTCAGCGTTTTCGGGAGTGTTTGACCTCATTGTAAATCCGATCAAAGACGCTTTGAACTTTATTATTGACGGATGGAACGGCCTTGAGTTTGAGGTTCCCGGTTTCAAAATCGGACCTATCGGCTATGACGGATTTACACTTGGGCTTCCTGACATCCCTCGTTTCGCAAAAGGTGGAATGGTTAGCGATGGTCTTTTCAGCGTTGGTGAAGAAGGCCCCGAACTCGGAATGAAACAAGGGTCGTCACTCAGAATCTTTTCAAACGCTGCAAGCAATAGAATGATGTCAATCCCCAATAGCGAGCAGTCCGGCGGTGACGTTTATGTGACCGTCAATGGCTCGAACGTTTCGCCGCAAGACGTTGGTCGAGAAGTCCTTTGGGCGTTGAAGGTTGCCGGATGAGCGACTGGCAGGCTACTTACAACGGGCTGACTATCGGGGCCGGCACGAACTACGGAATCTCATCTATTAGTGGATTGGGTGGTATCCCTGAAATCCGTTCCGGCGACCAAGATCGCACACGCGTTCACGGACAGTTCGCCGGCATCGACTTGTTTGCCGGGCGAGACATTGACCTTGAGGTTACGATCCCGTCGAAGCATCCATCTAACTCGGTTTGGCAGGCGTTTAGTGCAGCGTTTGTTGGCGGTCAAGCAACTGAACTTCCGCTTGTCCTGCAAATACCGGGTGTTGCTGGTGGAGCGGAGATTCAGGTCAATGCCCGTGTGCGCAAACTTTCGTTGCCGTTAGACATGGAGTACTACACCGGCACCGGTCGAGCGCTTGTTCAGTTTCACGCGACTGACCCACGTTTGTATGAGTCAAACCTGCAAACGATTAGCGCGACACAGGCGACTTCCGCAGGTGGATTGACGTTCAACGCTACGTTCAACCTGTCATTCGGTGGCGCAATCTCCGGTGGTCAAGCAACCGCTACTAACGCCGGCGAGTTCTCAACCCCTTGGGAGGCCACTATTGCCGGCCCCGTGGTTGATCCTCGCATTATCAATAACACTACGGGACAGGTTCTTTCGTTTACCGGCTCGGTCGGTGCTACGGAGTCACTGGTGGTGTCAAGTTTCGATCGCACTGTGCTTCTCAATGGCACGGCGTCGAGGTATCGGTGGCTAAATACCGGGTCGCAATGGTGGGACTTGCCGCCGGGGAATACAGTTTTTCAATACGCTGCCTCGTCGGGCGCAGGTTCGTTGACGGTTACATACCGTTCCGCTTGGATCTAAGGAGAATCACTTATGGCTATTCGTACTACACCGATCTTCGTGCAGGCTGGTTCGCATCCTGCGGAAGAAACTCGTCTCATGCTTGGTGGAATGCTTGGTATGCCGCCGACGACGTTCGCTGGTGGTGTTGCTGCGTCTAATCCGGCGCACGGGGTTGTCTCGGCGAATGATTTCGTTGTCACACAGAATGGTACGCCGAACATGACAGTTCTCGTCGGTGTCGGTGGAGCGTTTATTCGTGGAACAGAAAACCTCAACCAAGGTGCGTATCACGTTTGGAATGACGCATCGCAATCGGTCACGATCTCTACTGCTCACCCAACCCTCTCTCGACGCGACCTAATCGTCGTATCCGTCACCGATCAGAGTTACAGCGGCGGGACTAGCGTCGCTTCTATCTCCGTAGTTACTGGCACCGCCGGCAGCGGAACCGATCCCACCCCACCAAATAACGCTCTTGTGCTCGCGCGTGTCACGGTGGCTGCGCTCGACACGGCAATCAATACCGCCGACATTACGGACCTACGACCACGCGCAAACCAAACCGGCAAACTCCCTGTGTTCACGACCGCTGCTTTGGCGGCTACTGCTATTCCCACTTCTATTGACGGTCAGGGTTATTACTTCAACTCAGGAACCACGACTGAAGGTCCGTTGTATTACAACGGAACCGCATACCGGCAACCATGGAATATGCCATGGGGCTACGTTGGGCAATCCGTCACCGGCGCCAACACAAATAGCACCGCAGGAGTTTGGGCAAACGCTACGACTCTCGCTTTCACGGTTCCCGCTAACCGCCGCATTCGAGTTGAAGGCGCCTGCACAATTTTCAACAATGGAGGTTCGGCAAGCGATTTCGCGGTAGGAGTTGGGCCGACCCTCGGCGCACCTCTCAACAATAACCAAGTTTATTTGCCCATCGGTTATCGCGCCGGGCTTTACGCTTCTCACACTTTCACAAGCACCGCGTCAGCGGTAACCGAACGCCTGCAATTTCAAGGCGTGCTGTCGGCTCCGCTTGTTCTAATTGGCGCAACGCTTATCGTCACCGACATCGGCCCCGCAGGCGCGCCTGCGTAACCGTGGCCGAATACCGTTGCGTCTCACGCGACCTATTGACGGGAACTCTTGTCGCAGAGATTCCCCTTTCAGGATTGACGTACTCTCACCGTCTCAATAATGTCGGTGAACTGTCTGCGTCCTTATTTCTTCCGACTCCATCGGATGCCGCTGGTCGCACTCTCGGTGCTATCTACAATGATGCGGTCGATGAAGCGCGTCGGCAGATCGTCATCGAGCGCGATGGGGTCGTAGTTTGGTGCGGCATAATTTGGGCTGCTCCATACGATGACGGATCGCAAAGTCGTTCCGTTCGAGCCGCTTCCGATTGGTCGTACTTCCGTAGGCGATTCATTGACTACTCGGCTACCTACACCGGCACTGATCAACTCGCTATCGCTCAGGCGCTAATCAACGCCGCTGAAGGCCCCGCAGGGCTCGCCGGCGATATCGGCATAACGGTTGGTTCTGAAGTTTCCGGTATTACGCGCGATCGTACTTACACCGCATCGGAGTTGAAGCCCGTAGCGGAAGCCGTCGAGGAACTCGCTGCGGTTGATAACGGATTTGATTTCGGTATTGATTGCGCCTACACGTCGGCTGGTGTGTTGCAGAAAGTATTGAATCTTTCGTATCCGAGACGTGGACGCAACTACCTCAACACCGGTCATGTGTTTGAGTTAGGTCGCAACGTAATCTCATTTAGTTGGCCATCAGACGGCACACGAATGGCGAACAAAGTGTTCGCTACCGGTCAGGGTGAAGGAAACGAAACGGCAACGATTGAAGAAACCGGTGGCGGTGCTACCTCGACGAGAGGTGCCGCCGGTCGAACCATCGGACTCGCTATTGATGCGAACTCTATTCGACCGCTTTCCGCTGGCGGTCCCGGCTATCCGTTATTAGAGAAGCAAATCCAACTCTCAGACGTAACGGTGCAGGACACAGCGAATCGTTACGCTAGAGCCGAACTTGCATTTTGTACCGCACCGATTGTTCTGCCGGAGATAACTGTTCGAGGCGACCGTGACCCTGAAATCGGCACTTACATTGCCGGCGATGCGTGCAGACTTATCATTCCCGCTGGCATGACTCCACGTTTCCCGAATGGACTAGATACCTATTATCGAATCATCGCTTATGAAGTTTCCGTTGATGACAATGGTACGGAAGAAGTCAAACTGACGTTAGGAGAAGAACCTCGTGCCTAACTTCCCGAAACCCGAAGACCTTTCCACCTACCTTTCTGATCTTGAACGGCGCATTCGGCTCGTCGAGTCAACGCCACGCTATTCGTATGCGACTGCGTACTCGTTTGTTCCGAATACCGATTCGGTGAACGGCGGCTCTACTGCGTTTCCGCTCGATGCAACGGGTGGCGGTGGGCCGGCGCAGGGTCCGCAATGCGATGTGATTATCGGCCAGTCCGGATTAGCGCTCGTTACTTCCGGTGCGTATGTGTTTCTAAACTCCGGTGGACCGACTGCCGGCTACGGGGTTGTCACCGGAACGACTGGTGTTGGCAACTACAACTCGTTTGGCTTTGTTGATCTCAATACGAGTTTCGTTCGAGCCGCTTCTGTCGTAGGTACACGTCTCTACACGGGATTGACTCCCGGTAACGCTACTTTCGTGTTGCAATACTTCTCCACCGGCGGTTCAGTCTCATTTACTAATCGGTTTTTGATAGTTCAGCCGCTCTAGCAATGACAACCGCATTGCAACTTCTTACACTAGGCAAGTGCTCGCTGCTCTAGACCTCATTCCCGACGCTTGGCAGACGGGACCGCTAAACGAAATCATTATGATCGGTGCTGTCGTCGCAGCGCTTGGGGCGATCTTCCGTCTCGTCGTCGTGCCGGTGTTCGGGTCGGCTCGACGGCTCGTAACAGCGATAGAAACTATTACGGATCGCTTAGCGTCAATCCCCGATCATGATGACCGGCTCGACGCTATCGAACAGCAGGTCGCCGAGGTTATTGAAGCGCTTCGGCCTACGAATGGGGATCGCAGGTCAATCTCGGATCGTCTTGATACGGTGAAGGCACAAACCGCACAGAACTCTACACAGATTGCGGAACTGCAATCGCGTGTAGATTTCGCATTAGGAGGTAGAGGCGAATGACTCTTTCAGATTATGGGCGTTCGATTATTCGAACTGTTGTTCCGTTAGTCGTTGGTTCGATCGTTGGTTGGTTTGCGACGCGTGGAGTTGAGATCGACGCCTCAACGATTATCCCCCTCGTTGATGCTGCTATCGCCGGCTTGTATTACGCCGCTATTCGTGCGGCGGAGCAGCGGTGGCCTAACGCCGGCTTGATGCTCGGTGCCCGTGGAGCGCCGTCGTATGTAGCCCCTCCAGTAGCCCTAGAAGCGCCTTCGAGCCCGGACGGGGTGTAGGGCGGCGTAGCCGGATTCTGCGGGCCTGTAGGGGCCTCAGGGGACCATTGGAGACGGCTAGGGCTAGCGGCTAAGGTTGGGACTACCGGGGACACTCCCCGGATCGCAGCCAAGGAGGCTAGCCATGTCCACCACCACGAAGTACGTCACCGCCGGACGATGGAATGTTGCATACGGCACCGGACGACACATCGACGGAGTTGAACTCCACGTCGGCTACTACGAACCCGACGAGCCGAACCGCTTCGGTGGTCGAGGTCAATACCATCGCCACGACTGCTATGGCATGACCTTCGCCACCCGTGAAGATGCGCAGCAGTATGCAATCGCTCAAGGTTTCCTCAAGCCGTATGTTTATCGATCGCTCGACGACCTTGTTGCGGAATGGCAAGAGCGTGAGGCACAGCGATGAAGACCGCACGCTTCGACGCTCATAGCCCCACCAACTTCAACCCCGAAGACTATGAGTTCCTCGTAGCCTTCGACAACGGTGGCACCGAAGAATCGAACCTCGGCTACATGGCAGACAACGGCATCGATCAAGACGTCGACGCCCTACTCGCCGAACTTGAAACTGCCGGTCAAGAAGGTCGAGTCGCTTATGGCGATGCAGCCCGTTGCGATCATTGCGGCGCTCGTATCCGCTACGTCGGCCTATTCCGCCACCTCCCTACCGGAGACGTAATCGCAGTCGGTCAAACATGCGCCGAAGGTCGAATGACCTACGACAAATCTACGTTCGACCGGCTCCGCAAACAAGCGCAACTAGACCGAGCCGCACAGCGAATCCTTATCGCATGGAACGCGTTCAAAGCGGAACGGCCTGAAGTTGAATGGGACGTGCTCGACGAATCCGACAACGACTTCATCGCAGACGTTCTGCGTCGGGGCCGGCGCAACGGCGAGATCTCCGAACGGCAGTTAGAAGCGATCATAGAAGCGCATAAGCGTGACCTTATCTACGCCGCCGAGCGAGCCGAACGTGAAGCGAATGCGTTGCCGCCGACTCCGGTGCCTACCGGCAATTCTATGACGATCATCGGAAGCATTCTTGGCTGCAAGTACGTCGAAAACGACTATGGTGGCTCGTACAAGATGCTCGTCGAGGTAGAACACGACGGCGGTATCTACAAGATATGGGGAACCGTACCTAGAGCGATCGAGCCCGACTGCGGCGCTCGGGTGCAGTTCGTCGCCAACGTAGAACGGTCGCAAGATGATCCGTCGTTCGGGTTCTTCAAACGACCACGCAAAGCAACGATGCTCAATACAGAAGGGGATGCAGCATGAACGATCACTTTTGGATCGCCTACGACACCGAAGTCGTCTGCAAGCGGTGCGCGTGTAGGGCTTCCGATAGGGCTGCTGCAATGCCCTGTAATGCACTGTCACACACCTTCGCTACTGTCCCTAGTAGTCGTCGAGCGCAGCAAATCAACCACCACCGGAAGGAAAACCACCATGACCAAATCAATCGATGAAACCTTTGTAGGACCGGACCCTGAAGGTTGGAGCGAAGACGAGATCGGCGCTCCGGATTACGAGCCGGATTCCGAAGTTGCAATACCAGCACGCTGGCGCATTACAGATGACAGCGCAGCAGCATGGGCGATGCGGAAACTCCGTGCCATCGAACGTCGCCGGCAATCAAATGCAACGATCGCCGAAGAAGAAACGAAACGCATCGAAGACTGGCTCGCCGGCGTAGACGCTCCCCTTCATAGAGAAGCGCAATACTTTGAAGCGATTCTTAGCCACTACGCTCTAGATTGTCGGCTCGACCCAGCGGACGGACGCAAAACCATTTCGTTGCCGGCAGGCAAAGTTTCGACTAGGGCCGGATCGGATCGTTGGACTGTTGATAACGAAACCTTTCTGACTTGGGCGAGGATCAATGCGCCGACCGTTATTCGAGTCCGTGAAGAAGCGGCGTTGTCCGAAGTGAAGGTGACCTTCATTCCTACCGACGACGGGCGTGCCGTTACCGACGAAGGCGAAGTCGTTCCCGGCGTTCAAGTAATGCAAACCGGAGCGAGCGCAACTGTCTCCCCCGACCTTTCTTGATCTACAACAACCACCACAAACGAAGGAGCAACATCATGGCATTTGACCTTACCGACTACGTCACAGTTCCCGAACGCGTCGAGCGGTTCTACAAGAACCACCCGGAAGGGCGGATCGTATGTTCGCCGCCGGAAGTACGCG